ATGACAGCCAAAGAACATGGCGTTTTGCTCGGCTACAAAGTTGGCAGCGGAGAGCCGGTGACGATTCCTCTGCGCCATCTCTGCGTGACCGGGCAAACGCAAGAAGCCGGGAAAACGACGGCGCTCGAAGCGCTGATTGCGCGCAGCGGCAAAAAGGCGATCGCCTTTGTCACCAAGCGTGGCGAGAAGAGCTTCGAGAGCGGCCGCAAAATTCCTCCCTACTTTCAGGAGCGCGTTGACTGGGAGTTTGTCGAGTCCATCCTCGAAGCGATCATGCGCCAGAAAATGAAGTTCGAGCGTGCCTGGATCGTGCGCGCAACGCGCGGCGCGCACACTCTTGCCGACGTCCGGCTCAACGTCGCCACGGCGATGGAGAAGGCGAAGCGCGGTCTGGATGCCGATGTCTACATGATGCTGGGCGAGTACCTGGATAAGATTCTGCCGCTGCTGGCGCGGCTTCCCAAGGCCGATCGCATCGATCTGCAGCCTGGGCTGAATGTGATGGACTTGCGGCAATATCCGGAAGAACTTCAGATGCTGATCGTTTCTTCCAGCGTCCGCTGGGTGCATCAGCGAGAAGACGAAGTAATTACGGTTCTGCCGGAGGCCTGGAAGTTTGCTCCGCAAGGCCGCAATACTCCGGTAATTGTCGAAGTGCGCAAGATCGCGCGCGAGGGCGCTGGACTCAAGAATTATCTCTGGATCGATTCCCAGGACATCGCCGGCGTGGAAAAAGAAATTCTGCGCGGCGCCGCGGTGTGGCTGCTGGGCGTGCAGCGCGAAGCCAATGAGATCGAGCGCGCGTTGAAGTCGATTCCCAAAGGCATCAAGCGTCCCGACGCCGGCGAGATCCCGCGGCTCGGCCTGGGCGAATTCTTTGCATGTTGGGGGCAGCACGTTGAAAAAGTGTATGTACAGCCGGCGTGGATGTATGCGGACGATGCCCGTTCGATCGCCATGGGCGAAGCTGACGCGCATAACTTTATCCGGATATCTCCGGCCAAAAGCGAGGATGAAAATATGGACTTCAAAGCCGCCTACGAGCAAGAAGCAGCAAGCCTCTCAGAAGCGCAGAAAACAATTCGCGAGCTGGAGACGAGGATCGCCGACTTAGAAGGGCTGATGCTCCGAAACAGCATGGCTCAAGAGCGGAAAGCTCCGGCGCCGGCCGCACGCGCGAATGAGCCCGCCAACGGCAACACCGTGAAGCGTTCCCCTGCCGACATCAACGGCGAAGTCGCGATGGCTCTGGAACGCAGAATTCCGGTGATCGATGTCAGTGTGCGCAAGTACGTGATTGAGGCCGACGACAGCACGCTCAAAGGACGCCTCGCCGTGCTGATCTCGCAGAACTTTTTCGATTCCGCGAAAACCGGAAACGCTGCCTACGTCGAGATGCAGCGCCGCGGATTCTCGACCGCGAAGCCGAATGTGTATCGCGAACTCGATAAGCTCGCGGAAATGGGCTTCCTGACGAAGGAAGGCACCGAAGGCTATCGCACCGTTTCCGGCATGAAGGTGAACGTGAAAGAGGTCCGCACCGTCGCCTGAAAAGTTTGTTCGTAAATCTCAACCGCCAATGGAGGAAACAACGTCATGGCCTCAGCAGCCTGCCGTCGCATTGCACCAGCGCCCGCGCTCACACTCGAAGTCCACACCGAACAAAACCCGCGCCCGGCCACGCTTCACCAGGTCTGCCGCGATTTAGAGCAGCTCTGCGAAATGGGCCTGCTGGAAGCCTTTCGCGATGAGTACAACATCGTGCGCTATCGGACTACGGGCGCCAAGCTCGTATGAATCCCGATCGCATAAGTTTGACTTCGACTTCGCCGACTGATCGTGGCCCGGTCGGCGTCGAGGACGGCGTGCAACGTTCCCCCGTCGTCGCCGTCCTCAATCTCCCGGTGGAAGACATGCGCTGGTGCGCTACCTGCGGCCGCGAGGAGTGCTTCGTCGCATTTCTGGAGGGAGCTGCCGGACGCATCGGCTCCTGCTTAGGATGCGGCGAGATTTCGTTTGTCCCATTCACGCGCGCGACGACGGAGGTTGCCTGAAATGGTGCGCGCGTGGACGCCTGCGGATTACTGGATGCTGCAAATGTTTTATCCACACATCTCGACGCCGGTGTTGGCGCGGCGACTCAACAGGACGGTGCCGGCGACATATGGCCAGGCGAAGAAACAGGGACTCTCCAAAAGCGCGATCTATCTAGCGAGTCCGGATGCGTGCCGCCTGCGTCGCGGTGACAAAGTGGGCATGGCTTTTCGTTTTAAAAAAGGCATCGTCCCCGCAAACAAGGGAAAGCGAATGCCCGGATGGGGACCGGGCAGGATGCGTGAGACGCAGTTCAAGAAAGGCCAGGTTCCGCGCAATGCGATGCCGCTGTGGAGCTTCCGCTGGTACCAAGGCGGCAGCGATGCGGCTCCTGGATATTTGCTGCTGAAAACCGGCAAGCCATGCCCGAAGCCGATCGATGGCTGGGAGTTTGTACACAAGCTGATCTGGGAACAAGCGAATGGTCCGCTTCCCGACTGGCGCATTGCGCGGCTTTGGTGGAAAGACGGCGATCACGCGAACTGCGCGCTGTCCAATCTCGAACTGGTTTCGGCACAGGAACACATGGCGCGGACGACGGTGCACACGCTGCCGGCGCCGCTGCCTCAACTCATCCAGCTGGCGGGCGCGCTTAAACGCAAAATCAATCGCAAGGAGAAACAGAGAAATGGCGAAGAATACGTTGAACGATCTGCGGGACCATCTGTTTGCCACGCTGGAAGCGCTGTCTGACGCAGAGAAGCCAATGGAGATCGAGCGCGCGAAGGCGATTTGCTCGACCGCGCAAACGATCATCGACTCGGCGCGCGTCGAAGTGAAGTACATCGAAGTGACTGGACGCGAAGAGAAATCGCAGAAGTTTTTCGCTGGCCAAGTCCCTGATGCGCCGATCACTTTTTCAAGTCGACGAGGCAACTTGCCGGCATGAACCGCGAACTCTTGAACCTCTCGCTCTTGCTGTGCGCCCTCGCCAAGGTCTTGCTCTACACCGGAGTGGGGCCGGGGATCGCGCTGATGGTCATTGCGGAATCAAAGCCTGTACGGCTCTACGTGTTTCGCTGGGCGAAGTATCTCGGGATGCCCGTGCTGGGCGGAACGCGCAAAGGCCAGTTCTGCAAAGTTCTAGTGCGCGGCGGACGCAACTCCTGCCTGGTCGAATTCCCGGACGGATTGCAGGTGGTGACGAGCCGCAATGCGTTAAGGAAAAGCAGTTGAGTTTGAAACCGGGGTTCCCCTTCAAAAAATGCAAGTCGGCGGGAACTGAGTCCTGGGCAACTAGGCCCGGAGCGGAAAAGGGACGACAGATGAACATGCAAACTCAGACGGCTATCGTTTGTTCGCACAAATGGATTGCAACTGGATGGTCTATTTTTGGGCAAGCAAATCAGTGGGTATGCATGTTTTGCCGAACACCGTGGATGCTTACAGGCAACCCTGGCCCCGCCCCACGGAAAGGAATGGAGGAACAACGGTGAGCGACACAGTTTCAATCGTCGGTCCCCGAAAAGACGGCTGGTGCTACGCATGGCACATGGGGTGGAAGACCTACCTGCATCCGCTGTTTATGGCGCAGTTGGCAGCGGCGGCGGCGTCTCGGAAAGGAATGGAGGAACAACGGTGACTTCTCACAAAGAGTTCTACGCCAACAACATATCGGACAAAGACCGGCTTCTTCTGGAAGAATTTCGCAAATTTGATGAGCGCCGCGCCCAGCGTGAGGCCGAGAAAAGAGGAGCGAAATTACTTTTGCCAAAAGCGAAGGCGGCGTCCCGGAAAGTGAGGCAGGCGTGAGCACAGACGAGGAAAATATTTCGGTCGAACTGACTGACCAGAATGAATTGCATTGCTTCAAGCTGATTTTCCGCGCGAAGCACGAGAACTTGGGCGAACGATTGCCGCTCGAAATTTTTCTGCACACGCGGCAAGCCTTTGACCTGTTCCACAAACTCGGACTGAAGCTGATGGATTATTTCTCGCTTCACTCGCTTGATCTGCTGAAGAAGTTGGGCGAGAGGGACGAGATGCGGCGATTGCTGGAAGCGGCATCGCATGGCCTCCGCAGTTATCAGTACGGGAATGCGGCGACCGATCCGGCAAAAGATATGGCTGACTCGATTGACCGTTTCCTAAACACAGGCGAGCCGCAAACGTTGGAAGGAAGGGCGGCACGATGAACGCCTTCGCTCTCCAACCCTTCGGACCGCCTGCCCCATGCGGTTTTCCGCGCTGCACGCTGACTGCATTTCACGATGGCGATCACCAGTTCCCTGCTCCCAAGCCCGGCCTGGTGCAGCCTAAGTTCGATCAGCATTGCGTCGTTTGCGGACAGCCCTTCACCGTCTACGCTCCACCCAACTTCCCGAAATATGAAGTGCATCGCACCTGTGGGAAGGAAGAATGTTTGCTTCATCTGGCTCGCCACGATGCGCAGCCAGTTCCACAAATGTGCCGCTGCCCACAGCGCGACTATCCGCACGAGCTGGCGATCCACACGCAACTCCGCAGTGAATCGTTCAATCCCGCGTTTCGCTATCGCTGGCCCTGGTCGCTAATGCTGTCGCTGCGCGAAGAGCCGAGCACGGAAAGGCGGCGGGATGCCTGACTCAACTCTCATCGCTAACGATTCCCTGATGGCCTACGCTCTGCGCACGTTTCGCAAGGCCTGCGCTTGCGGAGAGCAGGCCGTCGCGCTCTGCGATTGGCCGATGCCGAATAAGAAGTCAGGCCACTGCGACACGCCGATGTGCGATGCGCACCTGAAGATCACGCGCCAGGGCCTCTGTTTCTGCCCAGAACATCAGGCGCTTCCCAATCCCTTCGAGGTGGCTGCATGAAAGCGAGAACCGCGCATTGCAAATTCTGCGGTTGCACCGATCGCCGTAGCTGCGCGATCCCGATGCGCTACGAGCCGACTCCGGATGACCCCGGCCTGCTCGAATCGTTTGGCGACGAATATCCCATCGTTCTGATGCCGGCGGGAAGCGTCGCGGAGTTCACCACACCCTGCCATTGGATCGCTCCCGACATTTGCTCGGCGCCGGCATGCGTCGAAAAAGCCTATCGCGAACGCTGCGCCTGGATGGATGCGGTGATTGCTGCCGAGTTGGAGGCCGCATGACGCAGTACCTGGTCAATTGCGCGCTCGGTGTGCTCTGGATTTTGTGGATCGTATACCGGCTGATGAATTCCTAGCCGGAGAAAGGAGAAACTCTCATGCTGAAGAGACTTTGGAACGACGAGGCTGGTCAGGACATGGCCGAATACGCCGTGATGCTGGCCGTGATCCTTGTCATCGTCGTGGGCACGATCCGTCTGGTCGGATCGGACACCAACATGCTGTTCTCGCAGACTGTCAGCGCCATGCAGTGAATGAAGTTTCGGCCCTCTCCCGGAAAGGAGTTCTCTGTGACGCGAATGGAAACCGGAGTAACGCTGATCTTCGCTTTTGTCGGCGGAGTTTTCGCGGGGATTGGGCTATACGTGGTATTGGTAGTTGCGAAAGGGGCGGGCCTCGAATGAGCGCTAATAACTCGCCACGACATTTCGAGTGGACGTTTTCAACGCGAATCCGCGAACGTGATTGCCGGCGCTGCAAGGCCAGCACATCAGCTTTTTTGACAGACATGCGCACTGGCGTGCGCTATCCTTTTTGTTCCCGATGTTTTTTCACGGCCGTCAAGTCCGTTAGTGGACTTAGCTCGACAGTGCTCAATCTGACCGGAGGAGTTTCAAAGATGAAAAACGCAATCTATCGCCAAGGCGATGTTCTGATTCGGCGTATCCAGAGCCTGCCGACGCAAACGGCTCAACCGCGGCTGACCGGCATACTCGCCTACGGCGAAGTGACGGGACATGCTCACAAGATCGAGAACCTGAAAGTCGCCGAGGTTCTCGAGATCGAGAACGGTCTTTACCTGCGAGTAGGAGAAGAAGGCGTTCGCGTCGTCCATGAAGAGCACGCTGCGATCACTCTTCCGGCCGGCAACTACGAAGTCGAGATCCAGAAGGAATACACGCCGGCGGAGATCCGCAATGTCGCAGACTAGGCCACCCTCCGTTCTCGATCGCTATGTGGAAGCCTGCAACTATCCTGGCAGGCTCGATGAATCCGCGGTCGAATCGGAGCTGCGGCGCTATCTTCGGGCGCTCGGCGTGAAGCGGGAAATCGTGCGCCTTCGCGAAGGCTGGACTCTCGCGGAACATCCGCCGCTGGTGAAGTATGTAGGCGAGATCCTGGATAGGATCTCGACGGCCGCCCGCGACGCCCTCGACGCCCGCGACGCCCTCGACGCCCGCGACGCCCGCGACGCCCTCGACGCCCTCGACGCCCGCGCCGCCCGCGCCGCCCTCGACGCCCGCGCCGCCCTCGACGCCCGCGCCGCCCTCGACGCCCGCGCCGCCCGCGCCGCCCTCGACGCCCGCGACGCCCTCGACGCCCGCGACGCCCTCGACGCCCGCGACGCCCGCGCCGCCCGCGCCGCCCTCGATGCCCGCGACGCCCGCGCCGCCCTCGACGCCCGCGCCGCCCTCGACGCCCGCGCCGCCCTCGACGCCCTCGACATTCCGTTCCGCGGCGATGCAGCTTCGCTGCATCGCCTTGCAGCCTGGTGTATTCAAGTCGGCGGCTGGGGCTGGTGGAGATTCGAGTTGAGCTGGATCGCGTCGACTCACGTCGGCGCGCAACAGCTCAACTCTCCGAAGTCAGTACAGTCCTGGACTGAACCCATCTTTGAAGCTTTCCTCGCCGGCGCCTGGTTTCTTCATTGGACCGAAAGCACTCTGTACTGGGTTGCGAAGCCAGGGGTTCACGTAGAGGAGACTGCCAACGGCCGACGCCTGCATAATTCCGAGGCCGCCGCGATCCGCTCGGACATCGAGAACCTCTATTTCTGGCACGGCGTGATGGTGCCGGCATTCGCCGTGGTGAAGCCGGAGTGGATCACGCTCAAACACATCGCCGATGAGACGAACGCGGAAGTGCGCCGCGTATTCATCGATCGCTATGGGCTGACTCGCTATCTGATCGACAGCGGAGCCAAGAAGATTGCCGAGGACGAGTTCGGAGAACTCTATCGCGCCGAACTCGATGGTGACGAGCCGTTGGTGATGGTGAAGGTGATCAACTCAACTCCGGAGATGGATGGCAGCTCGAAGCCGTATTTCCTGCGCGTGCACCCGGAAATTAGGCCGCTGATGAACGCTGGCCTTGGCGATGAGCAGAAACCGACGCCGCTGAATGCTGTCGCGTCAACCTTCGGAATGACTGGCGAACAATATCTGAAGAGGCTCGTCGCTCAGACTTGATGTGACATAGCCCAGGGAGGTTTTCACCCCATCGCCTAGCGAAACTTCCAGCAGTTTGCGTTCGGCGTTCCACGTCGCATTTAGGCGTTCCCGACGCTTCGACTTCCACCCGATTGAGCGTAGAAACCTCCTCGCGGTGCAGCTGGCCTGAGAGTCGGCGCGGGTGAAGCTGAGTTTATAGGAGTCCTTCTCGCCCTCATCCGCGGCCAGAAGTGCGATCTTGCGCTTGTTCCGGTCCCACAGGAATTGCACCGCGCCCACTCCGACGCTTTTGGCCAGGTGCGAGGCCGTGGAATTTAGAACGATTCGCCCATCTGGCGTGATCGAAAGCGCTGGTCCTCCGCGTGAGCGCGTCTTTGGGCGTTCAAATATTTCGTAGGTCATAAAGTAGACTTTAGATTAGCACAGATATGAGACAGTAACAAACAACGTCTCCGCGAGGATGTATAGATGTATTGCCTCTCGGCGCGGCGACCCGTTCCAGCACGAACGTAACTTGCGCTGTCTCCCCCTCGGCGTTGATCCTGCATCCTGAACGGGCGGCGGACCAGTGACCCTAAGCGCCGCGTCTCTGACGCCCCGACTTCTTCGCTCGATCTGCCGCCTGCCTAGTTTCCAGGTACTCCCGCACCACGCCGGGAAGCCCCGTCACCCCCTTACCTGAAGTGTATCCAGCGCCATGAAAGTCGCCTTTTTAGATCACACCCAACTCCCTGGGGCTACGAAGCCTTCCGGGGGGTATCTCGATCGGATCGATGCCGATCGGCTCGTCAGCGAATTGATTGCGGAACGCATCTCGGCTAAAGTCATTCGAGCTTTTGCCCCTGGTTCCTCATTCCGCCGCCTGCCAGGCTCTATTCCCTCGCCGGGCAGGCTCGCTCTCGCACCGAAGGAAGTCGGAAATGTCCGCTTCGCGAACGTGCCCACGCGCGCCGGCCGCTATATTGCCGAGATGCACAAGCTCGCGCTCAAAGCTTTTAAATCGAACTTCCTCCGCACAGCCTGAGCCATGCGTGCCCAGCTTCATCGAACTGCTTGCTCTTTCCGACAGCGTTACTTTGCTTTCCCAACTGAAGGCTGCCCGGACGCCGATGATGCCGGAGAGGATCGAATTCCTGTCCTGGATGGCTTTGGTGATGTTCGACGGCTACGAAGTGTTCCCCGCCCATGACTCCACTCGAACAAAAAGCGCGCGATCGAGCGATCCGGAATAATCCGCGTCGCCTGCCGGAACGTTGGATCAAGGCTTACCTCGAACGGAAACCGGAACAGCTAGCAGAGGATGTGCTTCAGGTTTTTGACGAGAATTACAAACTTCGGCGCCACGTCGAGCGCGACCGCATCATCATTGCGGTCTTCACTTCGATCCTGACTGGCCTGTGCTGGGAAGGACTGAAGGCGCTAGTTCAATTCGTCCGATGAAACGCGTAAAACACATCGCGCTTAATGTTCCGATGGAGATGTGGTTCGAGCTGATCGACGCTGCGGCCGAATGCTACCAGAAGGACGAGCGTCGTGACTGCACTCCGGAATCCTTTGCCCTCGAAGCGATCCAGTCGGTCCTAGCGGATCGCCGATTGAACCGCATGGAGTTGGCTGGATGACAATTTTGATCCTCATCATGCCATGCCGCCGTCTCTCCGGTCCCGCTACTATTCGCGAGGGCTGAAGTGAAAGACGAAACTGCATGCCTCGACGTGCACCGATCGCAAAGCCACCACGGTTCGAATCGGCGAACGGCAGTCGCGAGCGGCGACGACGCGAAAGCGGACTTCGCCGGCTATACGACTCAGCGCAGTGGCGTGAGCGCACCAGGCCGTTCGTTCTCGAGCGTGACCCGATGTGCAAGATCGCGAAGCTTTGCGGCGGCAACGAGCCCAGCACCGACGTCGACCATGTCATCAAGGCTGCGGTCTATATTGCGCAGAACGGCGGCGACTGGCGCCGCTTCTATGACGTCTCAAACCTCCAGGGCGTCTGTAAGGCAGACCACACCGCGAAGACCGCGCGTGGGGGGTAGGGGGCTGATTTTCGCCAGCCGGCGAGGGCCTGCGACCGATGTGCAGTCACGCGCGCAATTCCGCAGCAAACGATTTTTTTTCAATTGGGGAAAAATATGGGCGCTAAGGGATCCGGTGGTCACAACAAAAAGCCATCGAAGCTCAAAGCGATCCAGGGCAACGCCGGCAAGCGCAAGATTAATCATCGCGAACCGAAGCCTACACCAGGCATCCCACTGATGCCGGCACACCTAGCGAAGGACCCAGTCGCAAAAGCGAAGTGGAAGGAGCTGGTGCCGATCTTGAATCGCATGGGCGTGCTGACAACCGCAGACGGTGACGGCCTGGCTGCTTACTGTGCGCTGTTCTCGCAGTGGGTCAAGTGTGAGGCCGCGATTCGGAAGCTTGGCATGTTCACCGCTGACGTCGATGAGACCAGTGGCCTAGCGAAGATCAAACAGAATCCAGCGGTGCGCGTGAAGGCAGATACGCTTCGCCTCATGCGTCAATTTGAAAACGAATTCGGCCTTACGCCAGCGGCGCGCTCAAATCTGAGCGTCGGCCAAGGTCGGGATCTCGAGCCAGATGTTAAAGCACAAGACGCACTTCAAAACTTCATCGACCGAAAGCCTGTTAGCGCGCGCACACAATAGCACGCCGGCAGTGGCGCGCTATTGTCTCGACGTCCTCACCGGTAACATCCCTGTCGGGCGCCTGGTCTTCCTCTCGGTCGAACGCCACGTCCGCGACCTGATTGAAGGCCAAAAGCGCGGACTGTGCTATGACGATGCAGCCGCGGCTTATGTCATCGAATTCTTTGAAAACTTCCTGGTCTTCGCGGAGGGCGAGCACGCCGGAAAGCCGTTCATTCCGTCGCCCTGGCAGCAATTTGTTCTTGCAATGTTGTTCGGCTGGAAGACGGCCGATGGCTTTCGCAGGTTCCGGACGGCCTATCTTGAGATCGGCAAGGGGAACGGCAAATCCCCGCTGGCGGCCGGAATTCTGCTCTTTATGCTCATCGCCGACGGCGAAGAGAGCGCGGAGATATACTCGGCCGCGGTCACGAAAGACCAGGCGAAGATTCTTTTCCGCGATGCGGAAAATATGCGGACCGCGTCGTCTTGGCTTCGCCAGAAGATCGCTGCCCACCGCAATAATCTCTCCGTTGCGTCGACCGCCTCATTTGCGCGGCCGATTTCTTCTGAGAAGCGCGGCCTTGATGGCAAGCGCGTCCACTGCGCTCTGATCGACGAACTGCATGAGCACCCGAGCGATGTTGTTGTGAACAAGATGCGCGCTGGCACTAAGGGGCGCCGGCAGGCACTCATCTTCATGATTACAAATTCGGGATTCGATCGCGAAACCGTCTGCTATTACCAGCATGAGTATTCGAGGAAGGTCCTCGATGCGATCATCGAGGCCGACGCGCACTTCGCCTATGTCTGCCACCTCGATGCCTGCGAAGAATGCCAGGCGAACGGCTACACCCAACCGAAAGAAGGCTGCAACAACTGCGACAGCTGGCTTGACCAGGACGTCTGGATCAAGGCCAATCCGAATCTGGGCGTCTCGATCGGGGTGAAGTATCTGGACGAGCAAGTACAGGAGGCCGTCGCGATGCCTTCTAAGGAAGGGATCGTCCGGCGTCTGAATCTTTGCTTCTGGACGCAGGGGGAGAAGCGCGCGATCGGCGCTGTTGCCTGGGCTCGCTGCAGCGGTCTGGCACGAGAAGAGGATCCTGTTGCCTGGCGTGCTCGCCAGTTCGAGCAACTACGCGGACGCAACTGCGGCGCCGGGATGGATCTGGGATCGACCGATGACATGACGTCCGTTGTCTATTTTTTCGATCGCCAGCCTGGTGTGGCAAAACCGATAGTTCTGCCGTTCTTTTACGCGCCGGAAGAGAGCGTAGCCCTCCGCACGCAGCGCGATCGAATCCCTTATGAGATGTGGCGACAGCTTGGCTTTCTGAAGGTCACTCCAGGCCAGGTGCGCGACGACGACTTTATCCGCAAGGATATTAACGACTGCGCGCGGCTCTTCAATGTGAAGGAACTGCGTTTCGATCCGCATCGCGTCCTATTGCTTTTGAACCAATTGCAAGGCGATGGATTCAGCGTGGAGAGCAACGCGCACCGGAATCGACTGGAAGGCCATCAGCAGGGCTTTATTTCGATGCACGACCCGACGAGTCGCGTTCTTACCATGATCAAGAATGGCGACTTCGAGCACGGCAACAACCCCGTACTGACCTGGATGGCGGATAACCTGGTCATCGTCGCCGACGCAGCCGGAAATCAGAAACCGGTGAAGCCCTCGAATCCAAGTTCTCCGAAAAAGATCGACGGCATGGTTGCTTTCATTCTAGCCACGGCAGCCATGGATGCCCATCCCGTCACCGCGCGGCCTCGAGTCCACGTCGTATGAGCGCAAAACCAGTCAGCATCAGCGATCTCGGCGGGCAGAACGAAAAGGACAAACTGCTCAAGGCCAAGCGGCGAAGCGAACTCCGCGACGATGTTCTTTACGTCGCTGGAGCGCTCCTGGTCACCGCGGGCGTCGGATTGCTCCGCATCAGCTGGGCCTTCATTGCTGCCGGATTTTTTTGCATGCTGTTGCCTCTCCTCCAGCTCGCGACAGGGTTCATTCGGGGTTTGAGGTCGATCCCTTCCGGGAGTCGAAGATGAACGAACCGATAGTTGAACAGCTCGGTGAAATGAATCCGTTAGGCCATGCGAGACTCACGTGCAAGATTTATCGCAATCCGGACGGGTCGCCCATCAAGAGTCCCGAGGCGATTAGGTTTCCTGCGCTTTCGCGCCGACAGCGTCGCGCCATCTCACGCCAGGTTCTAAAAGAGATGCGGAAGAAGCCGGCATAACCATGGGCCTGATCTCCGAAACCCGCACATCACTGGAAAATCCGCAGACGCCGCTCTCCTACCCGAGCGAATGGCTGTTAGATATTTTCAACGGTGGTCGCACCGACTCCGGGATCCGCGTCTCGGAGATGACCGCTCTTCAGGTTTCCACCATCTGGGCCTGCTGCGAAATCAAGGGCGGCGCGATCGGCGCCCTTGAGTTGAAGATTTTCGAGAAGCTTGTGACGGACAGTGGCCGGCTGAAGCGCCGTATCGCCCACGATCACGACTACTGGGATCTCCTCGAGCACGAGCCCAATTCCGAGATGTCGGCATTCACCATGAAGAAAACGGTGCAGGTGCACCGCATGCTTTGGGGGAATGGCTATATCGAGATACAGCGCGATCGGAGCGGACGAATTATTGCTCTCTGGCCGCGAAATCCGGCGCGTATTCGGCCGCATCGCGTGATTGCCCCGATTCCGGTGACCACCTCGGACGGTATCGTACTGACCGCACGTCCAGGGCAAATGGTCTATGTGACTACCGAGGGCATGGAAACCGAAAGCATGAATCCGGAGAGTCCGTCTTTCGACGCGGCCGGCCCGCATGGCGATCGTTACATCTTTCCCGAAGACGTGATGCACATTCCCGGCCTCTCTCTCGACGGCCGCATTGGGCAAGACGTCATCCAGCTCGCACGCAACGCTGTGGGCCTGGCGCTGGCTACGGAAAAGTTCGGCGCAAAGTTCTTTGGCAATGGCGCGATCGGCCGCGGCGTTTTCAAGATTCCCGGAACTCTGACTCCCGAGGACATGGCGAATCTGCGCAAGGAAGTGCAGGAAGCCTGGGGCGGAGAGAACGCCAATCGTCCCATGGTGCTCGATAGCGGCATGGAATATGTCGCAACTTCGACGAAGCCCAATGAGGCTCAGTTTCTCGAAACCCGCGAGCACGAAGTGATTGAGCTTTGTCGCATTTTCACCACGCCGCCGCACATGGTTGGAGTGACCGAAAAGACTAGCCGTGCCAACACCGAACAGATTGGCCAGGAGTTTTTAACGTTTTCCCTCGCTCCTGACCTTTGCGCCTGGGAACAGGAAGTGAAGCGCAAGATGTTGCCTTCTCCCGATCGCGGGCGCAACGCGGCAAAACGCTTCGGCGTGTTTTTCGACACATGGCCTCTGGTCACTCCATCCGCTAACGATTTGCGCGCTTTCGTCCAGGCCATGATTCAGTGGGGCGTGTGGGAGCCGAATGATGCGCGCGAGCGCATGCACATGAATCCTCTCGATACGCCCGCGGCCGATTCCACCTGGATGCAGATCAATATGGCCCCGGTCGACCAGCTTTTTGAGACTCCTGCTCTGCCTGGCGCCGGCGACGATGAAAATAACGAACCGGCCGACGATGGCGCCAAGCCAGGATCCAAAAAGCGAACTGCCCGCACGGAAGAACTTCTTGTCGCACGCCTTTCCCGCGCTTATTCCCGCGTCTTCCGTGATGCTTTTGGTCGCATCTGCCGGCGATCGCAGGCGGATGAATCGACTTTCCGGCAGGTTTTCCTGCCGGTCCTGGTCAGCATCGGTGAGGAGCTCGAGCAATACGCCGCGCAGATTCTAGGCACGGTCACGAGTCCTGACGGACTTGAGAGCTCGCGCTTCCTCGCCGGCTACCTGGGAACCATGTTTCATCGATTTGAGGGCGAGTCCTGGGCATCAGCGAACGGATCCGCTCATGAGATCTGTGTGCGCGAGCTGAGCCGGGCGATTCGGGCGCTCGCCATAGAAGCTTACCGCAATGCCGCAACCGCCGCGGCAAAACTAGAAACCGAGGTGGAGTCATGATGGAACGCCGTTTTGTAAAAGGTGCGCAAGTCCGCGCCGTGAAGTCCGGCGACAAACCAGGCATCGAAGGCTACGGCGCCGTGTTCAACGAGGAATATGTTCTCTACGAAGATACAGGTTGGCGCTTCGTCGAGATCATCAAGGCCGGCGCCTTCAGCCGTGTGCTCAAAGAGGCCCAGGACACGCGCTGCCTGTTCAACCACTCCGCCGACAATTTGCTCGGCCGTACGACGAACAAAACCTTGCGCATGGTGGAAGACGATCGTGGTCTGAAGTACGACAATGATCTCGATCTGCGCACTACGGTCGCTCAAAATGTGCAGGCCTTCATCGACCGCGGTGATCTTACCGGCTGCAGCTTTGCCTTCACGGTCAGCAAGCAAGTCTGGCGCGAAGAGACCAGCGCCGATGGAAAGATGACCATCAGCACGCGCGAGATCGAGGAGATCGGAGAACTCTTCGACGTCGGTCCGGTCACCTATCCCGCCTATGAAGGTACCAGCGTGGCGCCGCGATCGCAGGCGCAGCTCTCCGAAATGCGCAGCCGTGTGCTCTCGATCAACGGCTTGCCCGTGGAAGTGCGGTCGCGCATCGAAGCCACGCGAAAAAAGAAAGACAAAGAAGACAAACCAGAGTGCAGCTGTCGCTGCGTGGCGTGCGCTCGGGATAACGATTGTGAAGGTTGCCCTGACCACATGGTCGACTGCGGCGACGAAGAAAATTGCGGCTGCATGGGTGATCGATCGAGCCGCTCAGCGGGGACAGCGATCGATCTCGATCGTACGCGCCTCGAGGCCGATGTTGACGCCCGTCTGCGAAAGGTAGGGCTGAAGGCCAGCTAGTTTCCCAACAAGTTTCGCTTTTTCCTGCGCGCCCAATGGGGCTCGGCGTGATAGCCGAAGCGCAGAAGAGAGCAAACGCGCATCCCGTGGCCAGTGGCCGCTTGATCGGCGCGAATTCGATCCAAGGTGAGACAACAATTATGAGTCTGCTCAAGATTCGTGAACTGAATGAGCGGATCGCCAAGCTGAACGAAGGTGATCTGCAACCGCTGCGTGTGGCTCTCCGCGATGCCAAGACCACAACGGAGATCCGCGAAGCGAAAACCAAAATCGATAAAGCCCTGGATGACCTTGATGCCATGGTCGCAGAACGCGACGGTCTGCAGGCCGACTTGAATCGCGAATCGCGTCTTGCCCTGGTCGATCCCAGCGGCCGCCGCGAAGATCCAATCCGGCCGGCGAACGGCGACAAGCGCGCAGCCGTCGTTCTTTACAATCGCGCCCTGAAGCGTCACGGCGTCTCTTGCGTGCGCGACGCTCGCGGCCAGATCGTGGTGCGCAATCATGCACTTGAGAACGTCGCGGCAGAAGTGCGCTCGCTGATCGAGGATCTGGACGACCGCTACTGGCAGGCTTTCCGCAATCATTCGATTGCGGTGTTGAGTGGCGACGCCGGTCTCTGCCCGGCCGAGGATCGCGCCATCATCCTGGGCCAGGTCGAGGAGTTCCGTTTGCTGGGCGCCAGCGATAGCAAGTTCAACCTGAGCGATCGTGAACGCCGCGACATGGGCATTGGCACCAACACGCTGGGCGGGTATTTCGTTCCTCGCGGCTTCGTCTACGAAGTCGAAGAGGCGATGAAATGGTACGGGTCCATGTTGATGTCGTCCGAAATCATGGACACTGCCACGGGCCAGCCTCTTCCCTACCCCACCGATAACGACACCACAGTGGTGGGCGAGATCGTGGGCGAAGGCAAGCAGGTGAGCGCCGCCGACGTCACCATCGGCCAGATCCTGTTCGGCGCGGAGAAGTTTTCCACCAAGATGGTGAAGGCCTCTCTCGAGCAGCTGCAGGATTCGGCCTTCGCGCTCGCGCCTTACGTCCGCAACAAGTTCGCCATTCGCCTGGGACGGATACTGAACACCAAGTTCACGCTGGGTAACGGCAACAGCGCAAATCCGGTAGAACCCACTGGCCTGGTCACTGCGGTGGTCGCCAACTGCGCCGCGGCGCAGCTGGCTTCTGCCGGCGTGCTTTACGGTACGGGCTTGTTGGCCGCGGGCAGCTCGCCCAACACCGGAGGCGCTGAAACGGGCGGCACGTCGATCGGCTCGCAGGATTACACGGATCTTGAGCACACCGTCGATCCGGCATATCGCCTGGGGGCGTCCTACATGTTCCATGACCAGACGCTGCGCGTCGCCAAGCGACTGCTCGACAAGTACGGCCATCCGCTGTGGAAACAGACGATGGCTGCCGGCGAGCCCGATCGCCTCAACGGCTATCCGTACTGGATCAACAACGACATGGCCACGATCGCGGTCAACGCGAAGACCGTGCTCTTTGGGGACATGAAGAAATACCTCATCCGCCGCGTAAAAGAGCTGGGCGTGATCACGCTTCAGGAACGCTTCGCCGATTACGGCCAGGTAGCCTACATCGGCTTCGCGCGTTATGACGGCAATCTGCTCGACGCCGGCACGCATCCGGTGTGCTTCCTGCAGCAGGCTGCGGCCTAAGTCGTCCCAGGGGTTTCCGCGACCGCTTCGTCTTTCGGGAGCGGTCGCGGGGAACTTCTGTTTCCGAAGGTTCTAACCAAATTTCGCAAGAGGAGAAGACTCTTATGCACCCGATTCTTTGTTTCGCTTTCGCATTCACGTCCGCGGTGGGATTGAAAGGCCTGATCGCCTGTCTCGCCGCGCTTGGCGCCGCAGCGCTGTTCGGAACTACCATCACCGCGCAGACTCCCGGCCCTATGGTCGCACCCACCTCGCCCGACTATGACACGATCGTTGGCCAAAGCAGCAACCTGCCATTTCAGTTTGAAGTGCTTACCGGCACAACCGACGTCATCACAGGCGGCGGCGGACTGCTCGGCAATGGCGCTACGCCGCCCATTTGCGGCACCAGCTTCATCGAAACAGCCGGCGTCGACGCTTGTACGTTGGCTACTCCGGTTGCTGGGTCGCCTGCTGCGGGCGGTAACGATGGCCTGGAGATCACGATCATCGACAACAGTGCGCACGCCCACACCGTGACTACTGCTGCCGGCAAGATCATTCCAGCTCATCACCTGATGACCTTTAACGGCACTCAGGGCAGCTTTGTGACGCTGGTGGCCAGGAACGGCTTCTGGATCCCCGTACAACAGAGCGGCGTCACCATCAGCTAGGTTTGGGCACTGGAAGCCGCCCGTTTTTTTCTCTCGCGGCTTCCAGTGACGTTTTTCCACCTTTCCACGAAAGGCAATCTCACATGAACGGTTACAAAACGATTCGTGTTCGAAGTACCGGCCAGGTGACGGAGATGGTTCCTGATGTGGCTCGCGCCATGATCAACAGCGGCATGGCCGAAGAAGTCGGTTCTCCCTCTTCTTCAGGGGATCGCGTAAAGCCTGAATCGAAGCCTGAATCGACGGCCGTCGCGCCCGCCGGCGAACGAGCTGTGGCGCCGGCGCAAGCCGGTCCCACCAAAAAGCCGGGATTGTTCTCACGCAAAAACAAAAATCGATCGAGGTGAACTTCATGGAAGCTGCCGCTTTAATTGTCGCTGCACTCGTGGCTGATCCCACGACTGAGTCGCTGCTGGCCGATCTATCTCCTGAACGTCAGGAGAGCCTCAAACACTATTGGGGTTTGGTGATCGAGGCTGAACTCCAGGCTCTCTTCCCGCCGGCGCCGCCAACATCTGCGCCAGTTGCGCCTGCGCCAGTTGCGCCGATCGCCCCGTCACCTGAAGTCGCCGCAGCGCCCGCGGTCGAAACTGCACCCGCGGCTGCTACGTCTGCCGAAGGCCCGGACGCTACCGCGCCGGTTCAGCCAGGAGCTGGCAGCTAACCCGTGCCCTACATCGTCGAAGAGATCGCGCCGATCGCCGAGCCGTTGCTGCTCGCGGACGTGAAGAACTACCTGAAGCGGTCGCCGGCCGATACGGCCGACGACAGCTTCATCACGGAGTTGATTCAGTCGGCGCGCGAATATGTCGAAGGGTTTACCGGGCGCTCGCTGATCAACAAAGGCTACCGGCAATCGCTCGATTCTTTTCCCTACTTCGTCGACTCGGTCACCAGCCAGCAGGCGTATCCGCCCAGCTACTACTCGCTGCCGCGGTACTCGACAACGCTGTGGAACTATTCGCAGATGATCAAGTTGCTGCGTGGCCCGCTGCGCTCGATCACCAAGATCACCTACAGCGACAGTGTCACCGGGAATATCGATGCGCTGTATCCCGCTCTATTCAGCTGGCAGCCGTTGCATGAGTACAACCTGTCCGATCAGATTGAGGATCCAAACGGCAATTTACAGGTGGTCACCGGAGTCACTCAGGCCGATGAGGACTCAACCTCGATGTCGGGGACAAACCAGCCGGCGTGGAGCATGGCGCTCAATGGGACCACCACGGACGGCATGCTGACCTGGACCTGCATGGGACCGGTGCCCGACTCCGGAGACTTTATTTACGACTACGATTCCGTGCCTCCGCGCATCTTCCCGCTTGCCGGCGGAAACTGGCCGCCGGTGCTTTACGTTCCGAATGCGGTGCAGATCCATTTCATCGCTGGCTATGGCAGTAACGGAAAAGCGGTGCCGGCCACGTTGCGGCACGCCATGCGCCTGCTGATTTCAGACGGCTATTTCAATCGCGATATTTCTTTCAGCGGAGCGATCTCGCAAAATCCCGCGCTCGATCGCCTGCTCAATCGCTGGAAAGTTTACATCTTGTCCCCCACGCGGGGCTGAAGACAACCAACCTACAGGAGAATAGCAATGAAGAAAACCACGCCTTCGCTTTTCACGCGCATCACGGCCGTTATGCTGATGGTCGTTATCGTGAGCGTAGCTGCTTTTGCCACGCCCACCGCTCTTACGCCGGTCCAGCTGAAGCTCAACAACTATGCGGTGCTCGCGGGCGATCTCACGCTCACTTTCACCGCCATGGATGCCAGCAACGGAAACAGCTACGCGGCCACCGGCCAGGAAGTTCTGATTTTCAATAACACCGATACCTCTGCACACACCGTCACCATCAGCAGCGTCGCCGACAACCTGGGCCGAACTGACACCTCGCTCACCAACTACAGCATTGCGGCCAACGGCTTCATCTCGATCCAGATGAAGTTCCTGCCGGGCTGGATCTCGGGTGGCTTGGTCACCATGACCACGAGCTCGGCGCTGGTGAAAGTGGCCGTAGTTCGCTGGCAATAAGTACGGCATGTCTCTTCGTCGCCTAAGCTCGCTGCCGCCGCTGCCCGGTGCGACCACGCCATTAGGGGCCTTCAATCGCGTGGTCACGCTGCTGCAGCCTGGCGCGAAGAATCTCGATGGCACGACGCTGCTGCCCAGCCCTTTCGCGGTCGGCGTCTGGGCGGCGATCCGCGCGCTCTCTGCGCAGGAAGTCGACAAGCAGCAGCAGATCGAGCAGAAGGTTTCGCACCTGGTAACGATTCCCTTTATGCAAGGCGTTACCCAGGACATGCTGGTCAGTAACACATTCGACGGCCAGGTGCGGACCTTTCAAATCGTAGCCATTGAAGACGCCGATGAAGGCCGCTACGAGCTGCGCATGCTCTGCGCCGAAATTGGCCAGAGCGCCCAATGACCATTTTTCAGGAGATTCCGTTATGACAAAACGAAATTCAGTTTTCACGATCGCAGGAATTTTCATCTTCCTGCTGCTTTGCCTCGTGCCCACCGGCGAAGCGCAAACCTGCGTACCGGCCTCCGATCCCGGTAGTCCAGCCTGGCAGCTGGGACTGAAGTGCAATTTAACTTCTGTCTCAACCCCCTATCAGTTCAGCGTCGGGAGTCTCACCTATTGGCAAATCACTTGGGTACCGTCAGGAACAGTTTCGGCCGCTTCGCTGTCGCTCGATTCTTCGGCAACGGGAGCTGCGGGGGATTACAGCACGGGCGGAATTATTACCTCTGGCACTATCGGATCTCTTGCTTCTGCTGGCTCCTATACGAGTTCGACTCCCACGACGCCGACGAATTTCGGCCAGATCACTCCCAGCGTCACGGGATCCGGAACGGTCACCCTATTTCTCTTTGGCTATAGAAGCAACTCGTCTGCCAGCTCAGGGCCGACTGTCACTCAGGGAACCACTCCGTGGGTGGACAATATCTCGCAGATCGGCGGCACGGCCATTTCGCTCTACGGCCTGCTCCTCAACGGAGTCGCCGCCACAGGCACCGCAACCAGCGGGGCTGTGAGATTGCCGGGGTTTTCAGCGACCGGCTCTTTGTGGATAGGAGGTTCGTCGATCACCGGCTCCCCGTCAGGATGCCAAGTTGCACTCGATCTGCAGGGTTCGAACGGCGGGCCGCTGAGTTCGGCGATCGCCACTGTTGCCTTCACTCCAGGAAACAGTTATCAGTCTTTTTCGGTCGCTCCCTCGCTGGCCTACGCATACGGCGACAACCTGGTCGCCGTCTTCACCTGCGGCACCTATCCCACTGCGGGAACCATCTCGGTGGGATTTGATTCTCTGCCAGCGACCTCGATACTCACTTCGAACTTTACAACCTTTAACGGAAATGCCTGGCCTTCCGCGGGGGTGAGCAGCGGTATTCCGAAAGTCGGTATCGTCGGAAACGGTGGAAACAACATTGATACCGCTCCAGGAGCCGCACTCCCTGGGCACGGCATTGAAACCGTCACCCAGTCCCAGAGCACCGGATCACTTCCCGCCGCGACGACCAACGCTAAGGCTAATAACTTTCTTTCCGATCTCGTCGGAAATCTCTTTGTTCGCACTGGAAGTTCGCAGCCGTTCTCGGCTTTCATCACTCTCAGCACCAACACGACAACGCAGATCGAGGCGACGCCGGGCGCAGGGCTGACTCTCTACGTCACGAACGTCGTATTCAACACCCGAACTGCTGGCTCGGCGACGACTCTCCAGTTGGTCCAGGGTACGGGCACAAACTGCGCCACTGGACAGACGACCCTCACGCCGACGTTTCCGGACACCGCCGTCAGCGTGTCGCAGTTGAATCTTAATTCTCCACTCGTGCCAGTTGCCGCGAACGCAATCTGCGCCACGCAAGCCGGCACCACCGCGGGAACCGCTGACGTCCTGATCACGGGGTTCGTTGCGCCGTGAGATTCAGGCTTCTATTACACGCTGCTGCGCTTCTATCGCTGCTGTCAGCGGCGGTGGCGCAAACTGTCCCCAGCTCGTCTTTTTTTGGGGCTGACTGGAATAGCGTTTCAGCAACGCCTCCGCCCCCAACCTGGCCTCCGACCGATGGCACTGGCAGCGTTGCGGCCATCAAGTATTTCCGCGTGTGGGACTCAGCCATGAAATGGCTGAATGTCGAACCCTCCTCCGGAACGTTTGTCTGGACGAAACTCGATGAGGTCGTGAACACCCTCGCTCCTGGCCAGGGAATGAAGGTTTTCTACACGGTCGGCGCGACTCCAATTTGGGCCACGGCATGCAATGGCCAGCCGGATCCAGGAACCTGCTTTCCTGGACCGACCGCCTCCGGTTATGGCGGAGGGACGCAATGCGCGAGCGCGGGCGATGGGAGCTGCCTTCCACCGAGTGACGTAAACGCAGACGGCACCGGCACCGACGCGCAGTTCCAGAGCTTCATCAGCACGGTGATGAATCGCTACACCACGAAGATCGCCGCCATTGAGACGTGGAACGAGCAAGATTCCCCGAACTTCTGGTGTCCGGGTGGAACTGGAGCTGTGGCGGCATGCGGCACCACCACGGCTTCTCTGAGCCGCGCGGTTCGCATGGCTTGGGATCTCTATAAAATCGCGCACTGCGCGAATGCCAGCATCCAGGTAATTGGCCCATCTTTCCATGGCTTCAGCTCTGGGCTCGGCGGATGGATGAACCTCTACGCCAATACCTCGATCTCAGCTCCGGCCGGCAGCATCAACGGATGCAACTGGTCCGCGCAAACCGTAACTGGAGCAGAGACCTTCGATGTCACCAACGATCACATGCGAGGAACTCCGAACTCCGATCCGACGCAGATCATTCAGCAGTACAACGCGGCCGTCGGCGAAATCACCCGCGACAGCCTGCCTACGGCCTTGTGGAACGGGGAGTGGGGCCCGGTTTCAACTTCGGAAGCCGCAAACAGTGACATTCTCGCCGCCTACGTTGCCATCGAATACGTCCTCCAGGCTTCATTCTCGAACCCCCCGATTCTGACGTCTGTCTATTACACATGGGATGCTCATCTCGGCCTGGGCCTGCAGGGAAACGTTGCTGCGACGGCCTATGACACTGTGGCCAAGTGGCTTATCGGCTCGACGGTAAATGCGGCGACCGTGACTGGATCGATCTACAAAATCAGCGGCACTAATGCGTCCGGAACCGCTTTCAGAATCACCTTTGATACTTCTCAAAGTTGTGGATCCGGATGCTCAACATCGCCACAAACTGAGACCGGCTATGGCAGCTATCTTGACCTGCAGGGATTGAGCCACAACATCAGCGGCACTGCGCCGGTTGGGTTGAAGCCTATTTTGCTGCTCGCTTCTGGCGCGACATCTACGGTCACCGGAAGCATCGGACTCTCGGAACTCGGAATCGGAATTCGCTGATGGCGGTAAAGAACGGATTGTTCATGCTGTTATCGACGACGCCGAGCGTCGCTTCACTGATCGCGCCGGCGCCGAATTCTGCTCCTGGCACCGGAATTTATTTCAGCCTGGCGGTGAAGCAGGCCGCGCGGCCGTACGTTGTGCTTCACCTGATCACGAGCTCGCCGGCGGAGAAAAGTCTTGACGGATCCAGTTCTCTCACCCGCGGCCGCTTTCAGTTTGACAGCTACGCCGACGACGCTACGACCGCGCGCCAGCTCTCACAGGCGATTCGCGCCTTTCTTCAGGATTTCAGTGGAGCGCTGCCGGACGAGACCGTGGTCACGTTCACGCACGTGCATTCCGATCAGGACGACGCTTTCGAGCAAGGCGGCATCGGCTACCTCTATCGCTCCATGCTCGATATCGAAGGCTTTTACACCGAACCGCTCGTCGCCGGCACGCCCGGCAATTAAACCCAACTTCCATTCGCACACGTTCAAAAACATCCACACAACACTTAGGAGAATGCCATGACCACCAAGGCCTACACCGGCGCCGGATCTTCGCTGCAGACCAGCCCGGACGGAGTTACCTATACGCCGATCGCTCAAGTCAAAATGATTAAGCCGAGCGGCGCGAAACTGAAGACGGGAGACATTACCAACCTCAGCTCTCCCACAACCTCAGGCGGAGTCGTCGTCGACGAATTCATTCCCACGACGATGGATCCTGGCACTTACGATCTGACCGGCATCACCGATCCGGGCAACTCGACCTATTTCAACCTGATGACGTTGCAGGAGACGGCCACACTCGAGTACTTCAAACTCGTGCTGCCCGACACTTCGAATTTCAAGTTTCAGGGCTACCTGACCGACTTCACTCCGGCCGACATCGACGTGTCGAAGCCGATTGAATTCACGGCGAAGATCAAGGTTTCCGGACCGTCGACCTTCACCCAGGCTGGCACCGGCCTCACCGTCCAGGAGTAGTTCGTGGTCGACGCGGCGGGATCTCCGTTGAAGGCAGGCGACGACGCAGTGCTGGTGTGCGAAGTGCTGCGCGTCGTCGAAGCCGTCGAAGATACGGAGCCTGGCGTCGTGGTGCGAATTCTGAACTCGGATCAGACGCTCTTCGTCTCCGCGCGCAAGATTCCGCTGCGCGGCCTGGTGGCGTCGGAAGAGCTGATGAAGTTACAGGTCTCTGAGCCAAAGATAACGATTCATGAGGAACTATGAACCCAATTCAAGTGTTGCAGCGCGAGCTGGCGCCGGCCGTGGTGGTCGCGATCGGCGGCAAGGATTTAAGCCTGGTCTACGATCTCCAGGCCGTGATCCTCTACAAACAGAAAACCGGCGACAGTCTCTTTCAGGAAGGCACGTTCGCCAAAATCAATCCGCAGGAAGATCCGGAGCGTTTTGCAGCGTGCCTGTGGGCTGGGCTGCAACGCAAGCATCCTGAGGTCACGCTCGCGTGGCTCGGCGAGGAGATCCCGTTCGGTCCGGAAGTGAATCCGCTGATCGAAGCGATGACGAAGGCGGTGACGGCGCATTTTCCGAAGGCCAAGGCCGCAAGCCCAAACGCCGCGGCGCCGGAAGAAACTCCGGCACAGGAACCGCAGGAACCGCCGCCGCCGCTGCCGATGCCGGTGGAATTGAAGCGTTCCGCAGCATCGCCCGCTTCGATCTCGGGCTAAGCGATGACGAGTTTCTGCGGGAGACGCCGCGCACGTTTCAAGCGTTGGTCGATCGCTTCAACGCCCAGGAGCGGCGCAGCCAACGGCGGATTGCCTCGGTCATCGCGGCGCTGTTCGAACTACATCGCGATCGGGATAAGCGCCCAGAGCCTTTCACGGCCGACGACTTCCTCCGCGGCGCCGGCGACGACGAAGACGACGACGCGCCGCCCACGCCAGAGGCGCTCGAAGAATTCAAACAACGCATGATGAAGAGTTTCGGAATTAAGGACTAGGAGAACAAAAGATGCATTACAAAAATGGACGTGAAGCGAAAAACGGCGACAAGGTTGTGCTGATTCCGAGCTATGGGCCGCCGGTCATCGGCATTCTCTACGACGCGACCGCAGGAAATGATTTTTGTAATGGACGTATCGCGCCGATCAAGCCGAACGATCCCTGCCCGAATCTGAAAGAGGTGCTTCATCTCGACGATGTGCTCCTGGCGCTTCCGGCAGAAGTTCCGGACAGCTCAAAGGCTGCGCAAGAGAGCTAGTGCCGGACGCGATCACAATTCAGGTTGACGGCCTCGACGAGTTGGGCCGCGCCCTCGAGTCAATTCCGGCTGTGCTGGCGACGCGCGTCATGCGTGGGGCGTTGCACGCTGCCGGCGACGTCATGGCTGAGGCGATCGAACTCACCGCGCCCGTGCGCAGCGGCGCACTGAAAGCGGACATTATCACCAAAGTCCGCGTGGGCAGCGATCTCTCCGACAACTATGTCATCGTCGGTCCAGGGTACGAGCGCGGCGCTCTCACGGTGAAGGGTGTCACCCGCAACAAACGGGGCGGCATTGAAGCTGTTGTCGATACCACCGAAAGCCCCGGCGTTTATGCGGCTTTCGTCGAGCGCGGCCACCGTCCGCCAGGTCACGGCGTAAGAAACGATCGCGCCGGCAAACACTCGCACGCCCACGAACTCGAATTCGGTGGCGCTAGCACGCCACCGCATCCCTTCATGCGGCCGGCGTTCGACTCGTCGAAGGAAGCTGCGCTCGACACGTTTGTAGAATACGTTCGGGCAGGCCTGAACGGAGTGATTGAAGCAGTGAGGAACCAAAGTTAAATGCCCGATGTAGGCTCAATCTCGGTTCGCATGGGTGTCAACCTGGCTGACTTCCAGGCTGGCCTGAAACAGGCGACGGCTCTGGCCAGCTCGGAATCCGGCCTGATGTCGGCGGAGATGAAGCGCACCTCGCGCGAAGGCGCGGAGTCCTGGCGTCTGATCGATGAAGCGCTCGGCATCCACATCTCGCGCCCGCTCACCAAGATCGTTACGCAGGAGTTCCCTGCCTTCGCCAGCGCGCTGCAATCCGTTCTGGGAGTCGGCGTCGCTGGCGCTCTGGCCGTTGCCGGCTTCGACGTTTTCGAGAAGATTTCCAAGTCGATCGAGAAAGCACAGAAGGCGCAGGAAGAGCTGAAAGCAGCCAGTGAGAACGTGAGCAATGTGTTTGCACGGGAGATGAGCGCCTACAAGGACAAAGATAAAGCTGTCACTGCTGCCACCGAAGCCGTAGATCGTCTCGCTGAAGCGGAAATGAAACAGGCTAAGGCCTCGCAAGAAGCCTCCGGTTGGCTGTCTCAGGCCGAGAGTGCTGTTGGCGAGTTTTTCCACGTCGCAACTTCTTTTTCCGGCACGCTCGGAGTGGAGCAGATCAACAAGAAACTAGGGGAGTTTAAGCAGCAATACGACAGCCTGGGCTTGACCGATTCGATCAACAAGACCCGCTCGGCTGCGAAGCTGCTCGCGGATGAATTCGACAGGGCAAAGCAGTCGGTCACGCAGATGCAGGACCTTCACATCACTGCATTCCAAGAAGTGATGAACTATTTCAGTGCGGCTGCGGGCCATTCGGAATTGATGAAGATTGGGTTTACCGACAAAGAGATCGATGCCGCGAAAGCCCTCGCCGAAGCCTTACAGAAAATCCAAACGGTTCAAGACGCCACCTCAGCCGGTGTTCAGAAGCAGGAAGCGCAAGCCGCAGCGCTAGAGCGGCAAAAGGAAGCGGCCGCGGCGCTAGCCGATCTCTATCGATCGATGAGTGGCTCGATTGCAAAGCTTCAGCCCGTGACCGATCCTCTCGACAAGCTGAGGGTTGAGATCAGGCAGATGAAAGAGAGTGCCGAAAACGATTTCCGCCAGCTCGCACATAATTCGGATCAGGCACTTCAGCTCACCAGGGCTAGGGCTACACTGAAGGCTTTTGAAAGCGACCTCGATCGCGTCTTCGCCAAGGCGAAGGCTGATGCAGATCTGCTGAAGGCGACGGCCGAGCTCCCCACAAAGATCGCGCCGACCGGAGCCGCTCCACAGTTTCCTACAGCGAACGCGCAGCCAACTCTCGGCGCCGGCGGATCGACGGCCGCACAACTTGACACTTTCACCAAAGACCTGGCTGCGCAACTGAAGCTGGCGGCGCAGGCTTATGAGGAGGTCGTCACTCCCCAACAGAAATATCAGCTCGCGCAATCCGAACTGAATCTGCTGCTCAAGCAGGGATTGATCGACCAGAATGCCTTCACCGCCGCGATGCAGAAAGCGCGCGAGGAAATGGCCAAGGCTACGGACCAGATGGAGAAGCTGCTGAAAGAAGGCGGCGCCGCGGGAGGATTCAAGGCGTTCATGATTCAGCTTCAGGGCCAGGGATCGAAAGGCTCCGATGCGCAATTCACCTTCGATCTGCTGAACAAAGGGTTGCAGGGCTTCGAAGATCAGACCGTGAAAGCCCTCACCGGCGCGAAGACCAGCTGGCGCAGTTACTTCCTCGAACTCGATCAGATGGCACTGAAGTTTCTGCTGAACAAAGAGATCTCCAGCCTGCTGAAAATGTTCTCGAATAGTTCCTTCGGCAAGTCGCTGGGCTTGCCCAACATCGGCGGAGCGTCGCAGGCGACAACGACCACCGCCAACACGACGGCCGTCACCTCGAATACCACCGCGCTGATCGCCAACACGCAGGCGCTGATCTCCGCCAGCGCGGGCGGCGCTGCCGGCGCGGCTGGCGGCGGCGGGATAATCGACATCGGAAATCAGCAGTACGCATCTGGCACTGACTTCGCGCCAGGCGGCATCAGCCTGGTGGGCGAGGATGGTCCGGAGCTGGTTAACCTGCCCACAGGATCTTCGGTCACGCCGAACAGCGCGCTGCGCGCAGGCAGCCCAACCGTGCATGTGCACATCGACGCCCGCGGCGGGGAAATTGGAGTCGAGGACAAGATCGCGCGCGCCATCTCCTCGAGCGCGCCGCACATCATCATGCGCGCAGTCGTCGAAGCGAGCGAGATTCAGCGAAGGACGCCGCGCTAGTGTTGTGCCGGCGAATTTTGCCACCAGTCGGTTTTTTGCTGCTGCGAGCTGGCGGAAGTTTTGTTCGATGCCCTGGCCACGGCCTTGCGAAACCGGGATTCGCATTTTGCATCCGACGATGGTGAATTCTCTACGCAGTCCTTGAAGTGGCGGAAGGGCTTTGAGTCTCGATCAACAGTTTGCCCGACCAGTTCGAGCAGAATGCGACCGAGAAGGTCGGGGCCGTCCGAGTGAGCCAGGCCAGAAAACCGGCTCTGGACGGTGGCGACGCAGCCCTTCTCGGCGGCGGGAGCAAGGCTGAGCGTGATCATGCGTTCCCCGCTCCACGCGCCGCCGGCGGCGAGGGAAATCACTTGCTCCTCTTTGGAGATGCTGACAATTCGATAGTCCTGCGTCTTTGCCACCGTGACTGAGGCGGCCCATACCGTCTCGCACGATTCGGGAAAAATCCTCTGCCGGTTTTTCATCGCGACCGCTTGAATATCGAGCAACGCTGTCAGTGCCAGCAGATATGCGATTCGCTTCACGTTTCCTCCAGGCGGCGCCGAGCATGATGCCACGCGCTGAGCAGCTCCGCAAGCGGCCCGAACGGGCCAGAGACGAAAGACTCTAATTCCATGGCTTACGAAATCTGGGACGGATTCGACAACTACGACACCGCTCATGACGAGTGGGAGACGGTCAACGGCTCGCCGAGCTATTCCACCAGCTACGCCCGCTTCGCCGCGGCGTCCGGTTGCGTCAGCAAGGGCGTCAGCATGGGACTCAGCACCTGGAAGCGCAAGAACCTCAGCGGCAACCGTAGCGGCCTGATCTTGTCTTTCCCTTTCGAGATCAGTTCTCTCTCCTTCACCGGCTATGAGGATTTTCTCGGCTTCCTCGACAACGGCACCATGCAGTGCATGCTGGGCGTCAGCGCTTCAGGGGCGCTGGCGATCCGGAATGGCAGCGCCGGCGTCGTCCAGGGCGCGACCGCTCCGGGAGTGATCGCGTCCGGAAATTATTATTTCATCGACCTCATCATCACTTTCGGTTCCACGACCGGAAGCGCGACCCTTTACCTCAGCACGCCTGCGGGCGGCGCCGCGATCCTGACTCTGACCAACATCAACACGATTGCCAATTCCAACGCATATGCGAACCAGGTGGAGATTGGCGAGTTGCGCGGTAACAACCTGACACTCTACTTCGACGATTTTCATTGCCACACCAACTCCGGCGCGGCCCCCAACACAGTCCTCGGCGAAGGCACGCGGATCTATACCAAGATGCCGAATGGCGCGGGCTACGCCACCACGCTCACGCCGAATGGCGCTTCCGCCAACTGGCAGTGCGTTGACGATGTTCCTCCGGACGACGACACCACTTACGTTTCCGCGGCCTCGTTCCCTCTGACCGAAGGCTATGCCGTCGGTGCCGCAAGTTTCACCGGCACCGTGAACGGTGTGGTGAGGAAGTCGCGCTTCCGCAAAGACGACGGCGCGGCGCATACATTCCAGAACGGCGTGCGATCGAGCAGCACCAATAGCCTGGCGACGGCCGTCAACGTTCTCTCGACTTATTCCTGGACCGACAGTTTCTACGCGCTCGATCCTGCCACCAGCGCGGCCTGGACCGCGGCGGCGGCGGATGCGGCGCAACCCATCATCTCGGCAGCTTCTTAAATGGCGCAACGCTCCACGCATGAAGCCACTCTCGTTTCTGCGATCAATGGCGGCAAGTTCCGATCGACGCATGAAGCGCTGCTCGCCTCCGCCATTGTCAGCAGCGGCAAGCTGCGATCGACGCACGAAGCTATTCTGATTTCCGTTACCGCCCCGATTACCATGTCGCTCTCGTATCCACTCACGCCGCCAACGGCGCTCGGTCCGCAGGAAGTGAAGTTTCGCCTGGTCAGCGTGGTCGGTGAAACTGCATCGCCTTTCAGCGGCAGTCAGCAAGAGCAGCAGTGGCCGGCCCAATGGTGGGAGATTGAAGTTACGCTGCCGCCGATGAAGCGCGCCATCAGCCTGGCGCAGCGCAATGCCGACAAACGCTTCACCGCCGAACTGTGGGCCAGCATGCTCGCCGCTCTCGGCGGGCGATTCGGAACATTCCTGATGGGCGATCCCAACGGGGTCGCGCCGCAAGGCGTGGCCACCGGGACTCCGGTCACGGCCGGCACCAGCGCGGTCGCGCCCAACAATGTAATCACCACGAGCGGTTGGATTCCGGGCGTGACTGGAATTCTTCTCGCCGGCGATTACATTCAGGTAACTCCCACCGGGGGATCGCAGCGGCTCTACAAACTCTTGCTCGATGCGAATTCAGACGGCGCCGGCAACTCCAGCCTCACGGTTGCGCCCATGCTGCACGAATCGCTCAGCAGCGGCCTCTCGATCGTGACCGCGAATCCCCGAGGAACTTTCCGCCTCGATGAGAACAAAGCCGAATGGGACGTGAAGCAGGCCCGCACCTACGGCATCAGCTTCAAAGCGAAGGAAGCGATCTGATGGCCTGTCTTTGTATTGCTGGCTGCAGCGTAAACGGGCTCTGTCCTGAGCATGGGGATCGCATGGCGCAACTGGATCGGGCAGCTGAGCACGCCTATCGCGCATTTTGCGAATCGCCGGATCCGCCTTATCGTCTGCCGCGCACAGTGGAGTGGGCCGATTTGCCCGAAGTCGTGAAGAAGGCCTGGCGCGCCGCGGCCGCGGCCGCGCGCAAAGACTAACATGCCTCGCGCACTCTCAGCCGCTGTACTCGCCGCGATCGCTGCCAAGACGGTGACGATCGCAATGTTTGCGGAGATCGCCTTCGCCGACAACACGCTGTATCTGTTCAGCGGCGTTGGCACGATCACTCCCGCGGGTCCGCCGGCGAATCCAGCTTCGACTTTCCCTTATGGCGAGACTTTTACCGGCCTGGGCTGGCTCGCGAAGTTCTCCGCGATCCCGCAGACCACGAAGGTGCAGGCGCAAAATGTCACGCTTTCGCTGAGCGGAATTCCGGCCAACCTGGTCAGCGAAGCTGTGGGGCAGGTGCGTATTGCCGGCAGCGTCACTCTCTGGTTCGGACTGTTCAGCACAACCACCGATGCGCTGCTTGCCGATCCGGTTCAGGTCTTCGCGGGCTCGCTCGACGTGCCCAGCCTCGCCGACAACGCTGACACTTCTACGCTCTCGATCACCTGCGAGAATTCCCTGCTCTCGCTCAACTTGGCTCCCAACCGTCGCTTCGACGATCCCGACCAGCAACTGGAATATCCGGGCGATCTCGGTCTCAGCTTTGTGCAGGCGCTGCAAACTATTCAACTCTTCTGGCCATCGCCGGCCGATAGCGGCAGTCCCTATCCCGTTTTCATGAGCGTGTCGCCGTCTTCTGTGGATCTCGCGGTCGGTGCTTCGATCACGATCGAAGTGACCGTGCACTATTCGGACGGAAGCACCTACACCAGGCCGGCCGGAACGGGTAGCGGCCCAGTATTCGATCTCGGGATGGCATCGAGCAATCCGAAAATAGCAACCTTCCAGTACACCTCGACGGGCAATGTGACAGGAGTCTCGCCGGGAGCCTGCAACATCATGGCGCGCATTCCCTATGGAAGCAGCACGGTGGGAATCGCGGGCGAGTACCGCTCCATTTGCAGCATCTTCGTGCACAGCTAACATTTTTCCTTCATGCCTCTTCAACGCATCCCTAACTGGCGCGAACGCCTCGGCCAAATCATTGCGAGCGCCGGCGAGCTGGAGTTCCAGTGGGGCGTCTTCGACTGTGCGCTGCACGTTTGCAATTGCATTCGCGCCATCACCACAACCGCAATCGATCCAGGGCACAGTTATCGCGGAACTTATTCCGACGAGGCGGGCGCAGCGGCAATTTACGGCTCGAGCCTCGAGCAATTCGTCGCCGGCATCGCCGCGACTCTGGCCTTGCCGGAAGTTGCGCCGACGTTCGCGCGCCGCGGCGATCTCGTCTTCATCGACAACGGCACGGCGCAGGGCGCGATCGGAATTGTCAGCCTCGACGGCCGCTTCGCATCGTGCGCTTCGGATAAAGGACTCGCCATGATCAGAATTCGCCATTGGAAGCGAGCCTGGCAAATCGGATGAGCAAAACAGGATGAGCAAAACTGCAAAAGAACTGGGCCTGATCCTGGGCGGAATCGCGCTCGGCGGCGTGGGCGCGCTGGCCTATTACGGCTTGCTCTCGTTTGGGATCGGCCCAGCGACGTTTTCCACGATGCTCGGCATCGGGCTGAGTTCTGCGCTCTCCGGCATTGGGCTGGCTTTGCGGCCTCCGCTGCAACCAGTCGGCGCTGCGAACTCGATCAGCGTAAACTCCGGCATCTCTCCGCGGCGCGTCATCTATGGCCAATTTCAAACCGCGGGCGTTTTGACCTATGCGAGTTTTCCCGGCAGCCAAAACCAGTCGACAACGAGCCAATTCCTGCACCTGGTCTACACTCTTACCGGCCACGAGATCACCAGCTTCGACGCTGTCACAGTCGATGGCTTCGTCTATAACTTCGGCAGCGACATTTTGCAGGATTCTTCCCTTCCCGATACGCCCTGGCAGATTCATCCTGACGCCTTCCCCACCATCAACGATTTCTACTGGCAGCACATGATGTTTGAGTTCGATGCTGGCAGGCCGGCCGATGGAGCGCAGCCTTTTCCGAATCTTGCGAACGCCGATTCTGCGTGGACCAGTGCGTGCCTGCAACGAGGCTGCGCCAAGGTGCACGTGATTCTGCGCGCCGACAGTGGCCTGACCGCGCTCTATCCCAGCGGGCAGATCCCGAACATTCAGTTCCTGGTGACCGGAAAAAAGATCGTCGATCCGCGCATCGTTACCGCCTGGGCGCCGAGCACCAATTATCCGCCTTACGACTACACCATCGACAACAACGGCTATATCTGGTTCCAGCAGGCGAACCCCTTCATTACGCCCAGCAGCGGCCTGACGCGGCCGAATTTTGAAGCGTTATCTGGGACCGCCGGCGCCACACTCGCAGACAACACCTGCGTCTGGTTCAACACCGGTTGGCCGGTGGCCGCAGTTTACAACGGGACAACCGCTCCGCCTTCGCTGGCGCAGGGGCCATGGGGCACGCCGGCAATTCTCGTGAACGATGGCTGGGTTGCAGGGGAAACCTACGGCAGCGGCGCGGTGGATCTCGTCGTAATCGAAGCGCCGGTTGGCTATTTACAGATGCTCACTGGCGCGGGAACTGGAGCGGCATCGCATCCCGTGTTTGCCACAACGCGGGGAACGACCACGACCGATGGAACGCTCACCTGGACTTGCCTCGGCCGTTCGACGCATGCCATCAATCCGTCGAACAATGCGCTCTGCGCCAACGATTATCTCCAGGACAGCTTCAACGGCATCGGCGCGGCGGCGGCCACTATCGACACGGCTTCGGTGATCGCGTCCGCCAACGTTTGCGAAGAGCAGGAACTGATTATCTGGAACGCCGATAACACGGTGGTCTACGAAAATCTCTACACCTGCAATGGCATGTTCGATCACAGCTCGACCCGTGGCGATGTACTCTCGGCGCTGTGCGCCTCGATGGCCGGCTGGGCGATTCCTCCCGGCGACCTCTGGCACATTTTCGCCGGCTCCTACATTACGCCCACGCTTTCGTTTGGTGACGACGATCTGCGCGCCGGACTCAAAGCCGACTTTCGCTTGTCGCGCCGCGAAGTCGCGAACGGCATTAAGGGCACCTACACGCCCGCATTTCTTCCCGCGAGTCCGGCCGCGGCCATCAGCCTGACCTCCGTTCCGGGCACATGGCAGTCGCAGAGCTTTCCTCCGTACCAGGCCAACGGCCTCGCCGGCAAACCGAATTTTCTGAACACTGAAGACGATGGCCAGGTGATTTGGCAGGACGTGCACTTTGAATTTACGACGTCGGTTTGGACCGCACAGCGCCTGGCGAAGATCGCGCTGATGCGTTTGCGCTTCCAGCAGACGCTGACCCTGCAATTCAAGCTGACCGCATTCCAGCTCGAGGCCGGCGACACATTCTATTTCACGCACGCTCGCTGGGACATCAATGGCGGCGTATTTGAAGCCTCGCAGTGCTCGCTGACGTTTGACAGCGACAAAGATGGCATGCCGATCGTCGGCGTCGATGTGGTCGCGCGCCAGGTGGATCCATCGATCTACAGCTTCACGCCGCCCTCGAGTTCAACCGACTACGGCGAATATTCGCCCTTCGGCGTGACCGGCGTCATGACGGGAGTCGAGTAAGGAGTAACTGAAAGCTATGGCCATCAACTGTCTCGAAGACCAGCTCCGCCGCGATGAGAGCGAGCGGCAATTCGCCTACGACGACGCCACGGGAAGAACTTTGGGTAAAGGCGATCGGCTCCAGGCAAATTTAACGATCGGCGTCGGCCGCAACCTGAGCGCGAAAGGCTTATCGCAAAAAGAGCGCGCATATCTTCTGGCCAACGACATTGCCGACGCCACAGCGGACCTCGCGGCCCATCTGCCCTGGGCGCTCGAACTCGACGATGCACGCAAGGGTGCGATGCTGAACCTCGTCTTCAATATGGGCATTAGGGGTGTGATGGGCTTCCCGAAATTTCTAGCGGCGATGCAGGCGGGCGACTGGGCGACGGCCAAGGCCGAGTTGCTCGACTCCGAGGCCGCGCGCCAGGAGCCGGATCGCATCGATCGCCTCGCGCTGCAAATCGAGACTGGATTCTGGCAATAACACTTCCCTTCCCCGTCTCTTTTTTCGATGGTCCTGTGGTGGGACATCAACCGAGGAGAACAATCATGAAGGACTGGAAAACCACCGCTGCCGGCGTGGCCACGATCGTGGGAGCGCTCTGCGCTACCGCGCTGAAAGTTTACAACCATCAACCCGTCGACGTGCCGGTGCTGCTCGGCTCGCTCACCGCCGGCGTCGGCCTGATCAAAGCCGCGGACTCGCGCTAAAGACATGAACCCCTTCGACGCGATCGCCGCACTGATCCTCGGCAAGATCAAAGACGGCATCTGGGCGCAGTGGCTCAAGTTTCTCTTTGAGTTATTGTTCTCGGCCGTCGTCTCGTTTCTGTTCACCTGCGGCACGGTGCTGGTGAGTGGAGAGCCGGAGCTGCTGGCGATCGGCGCCGGCATGATCATGGCCGCGCTCGCCCTCACCGTGTTATTCCGCCGCGAAGCTTCGCGGCTCACCAAGGGAATGCTCGTCGTGCTGCCCTCAGCTGAGGCCACGAAAGAGATCGCCACCGATTTTGAAGTCATTCAGAAAGCAGAGGAGAAAACAAAGTCATGACGTTCAAAGGTATTGCCACTGATCTCATCGCGGCCGCCAAGAAATTCAAGGCCGCAATTCTGTCGGCCGCGGCCGACGCCCCTAAAGTCATCGGTAAGATTGAGGCGGACGCGCCGGAAGTGGAAGCGCTCACCGAGTTGGCATTCCCTGGCGCCGCCGCGGTGGAACAAGCTGGACTCGTTGTGCTGGAGAAGATCGCAGAGGCAGTCGAAGCCGCGGGCACCGCAGCCTCGGCCAACGGATTGAGCGTGTCGCTCGATCAGGCCACCGTCACCGCGGTGAAGGGCGTGCTGCCCACGCTCAAGGGTTTGGCGACTCCGGCCGCTGCGCCCGCGAAATAAGCAACTTCTTAGCTGGCCAGGCGCTTCGCGTGCGCCGACTCTGGATCGGATTGATCGAGCGTCGGCGCATTCGGCAGCGCCATCACACGGCGGAAGTCGTTCCACGCTTTGAGAATTTTTGTGTCGCTCATTGCGGGCACGGGCAAGCCTTGCGCTTTCCTCATCTCGATCCAGCTCAGAAAGGTGAAGCTCGGGTCCGCTGAGAAAATCTCGCGCGCGCGCTCGTAGACGATGTAGTTCAGCGGTTGCGTTTTCTGGTTTGGGGCGTCGCCTTTCGAGATCAGATCCGCGCACGTCATGCAGATTGAAACCGAGGCCTGCGAGGAACGAACGGCATCGTCAACCCCGACGACGCGCAGGCGGATATCGACCACGATCGCGGCGACGTTGATCTCGACGACTTCAAGGCAGCGAAAGCAGGGAGCGGTTTGGCGAGCTGGCATTTTTCCCCTCCGGGAAGCGTTTTGGAAATGGTTTTGGAAACGCGATTAGCTTACCAGACAGCCACTTAGCCCAGACTCAGAGGAGTAAACATGGCAACAACAAACGCAGCGATTGAGAAGGCTCCCCTGCCGGCGGAGTTGGATCCGCTCGCAGAACAGTTCCACGATCTAGAGCTTGGGCTCTCCAGTGCGCGGCGCGAAGTGACCGCGAAGCAGGCGGCATTGGCGAAGATGGAGCTTGAGTTTATCGAACTAGTGAGATCTCACGGAAGCACTCATGCGGAGAAATCAAAGATTCTGCACGGCATTGTTTGGGAGATGGTCGCGACGTTCTCTCAATACACCACACAGGACGGCGCCGCGATCGAGCGTTTTCGCGAAGCACTGGTGAAGGCGAAGAAGACCAGGCTGTTGAAAAAGATTTTCGAGGCCGACACGCGCTGGACGATGAAGGCCTCGGCCGCGGAGATCGTGAAGACCGAGCAACTCACTCCGACGCTGATGGCGCTGCTGTTGCAGTGCTCGGTGACGAAAGACAGGAAGCCCTCGCTGGACGTGCGGCAGAAAAAGAAACCGGCCTGATGACGAAAGTGTATCGAGAGCGCGAGATCTGGAAGTGGTTTCGGCGGCTGTGGTTTCGAATCCGCTATACCGCGGTCGAGACCGATCAGCCGGTCGGAACCGACAGGCCAGCCTGAGCGCTTTTCAGCGTTTCAATTCACCTGATCTGAAATCGGCTCTTCGCGGAGCCGATTATTTATTTATCAGTCAACGGTCCACACATTGAAAGCCCCAGTCTCACTCACATTCGAAGAACTCCTCGCAGTGTTGGGGAAGGCGAGAGAGCGCCGGCTGCGCGACTGGGTCATGCTTTTGTTTCTCGTGTGGCACGGGCTGCGCGCGAGTGAACTCGTTCAATCAAGCACGCGCCAGGCGGGATTATTCTTCACGCGCGAGAAAGCAGAAAGGCGACGTGCAGAGATTGGCGCGGCCGCAGCCGTGACCGAGGTGACACGCCGGATACAGGGAAAGCCGAGGATCTGCTTCCTGGTTACCACCGAGCAGCCGATTACGCGGTCGGGCATGACCTACGGGTCCGTCGTCGGCGGTGAGGTCGAAGTGCAGCGACTGAAGCGATCGCTGAAGACCACCCAAGACCTGCATGAGCACGAGAACGAACTCCTGAACGAGCGCAAGGCCTGGTCGCAGTGGCTGCGCGAGGCGCCGCGGAGAGGCAAAAAAGGGGCGGCCCGGGGCTGTTTGCCGGAAGTGCAACAAAATGTGATTTTGTCGCATTTCCAGGCCTCGGAGAGCGTTTTTCGGATCAGTCGAAGCCAACTGTGGCGGATCTGGCGACGCTACGCGACCGAAGCCGGCCTTCCGCCCAGGAAGAGACATCCGCACTGCGCGAAACACACCATTGCGACGCTTCTCGTCGATGCCGGTGTTCCGTTACCAAAGATTCAGGTCCACCTGGGACACGCATCGCTCGCATCGACGGGAAAGTACACATTGCCGCGCGAGGATGAAGTGTCCCGCGCCGTCGGCAAAGCGATCGGCTCGCTGATGTAG